CCCAGCCATTAAAGCACTACCACCAAACATAGAAGTTAATGCAGCACTACCTACTAAAGGTGCTAAAAGAGCAGGTAAAAAAGCTTCAGGTAATCCTGTCTGCGGATTTATAGTTAAAGGCACAGCAGACGATAATCCTTTTACTTCTTGTGGATTAACGTGCATAAGCATAGAGTCGCCATAACGACCTTGATTTGCTACATTCTGGGTTTGTTGTTTAATATCCATTTATCTTTCCTCTTTTGTTTCGCAACCGAACACATTAAAACTCATATCAACTGCACTTGTATAAACCTTTAATACATCTGTTTGATTAAGAGTTATACCTATAACTATAGCTAATGAGTCATTAGCTGCAACTGATTTATCGTAATATAAATACTGTTTATCATCTGCACCTGCACCAGCTACATGAACGCTTAGTCTAAATGTTATGGCTGATCCTGTTCTGTTAGCTGCCACAATAGAACTAATTGTGGTCTGTGTCATATCTGGCACAGTATATAAAACTGTTGTAGTAGTAGCTGCTGGGTCTAATTGACCTAATACTTTTAAATCATCAGCCATGTTTTAATCCCATTAATAAAAATTGATGTCGCTTAGAAGCTTTACTTGTAATTGTTGATTTCATTCTTTGCACATTAGTAATTCTTACATTTATGTCTTCTATAGCTTGTTCTATAGTTCTTCTGGTTAAAGCTTCATCATTAGAATTGTATTCTATACTTGCTACTGGTAATGCTATCGTTCTGATATCAGCCATTATCTTTTTCCATCTGGTCTAATTTCTAATCTTAAATCACCTAATCTCCAACCATAGTCACTAGATGAATTAGATATACGCATAGCTGCTTGTCTACTTCTTGCTCTAGTATTTTCGAATGTTGAATTTGGTGTTACGTTTATAGTCTGTAAAGTAGATAAATCTTGTAAAGGGTAGTCTCTTCCTTTAATCGTAAAGGTAACAGTATCACTTGTTGATTGTTGATCTCTAAATTCTACATCAGGTATTAATTTAGATATAAAAGTAAACCTTTCTCCATCAGGTGCTAGATCAAAATCACTAGATTCTATAAAAGCTGTAAAAGCATCTGTACCATCTCCATGACCTATTTCATGGCTATAAACATAATTTGTATTTACAGAACTACTATTTTTACTTGCTGCTATTGGATTTTCATATATAGAAGCTTCACTCCATGCAGTTCTAACAAAGTTATCTGTTGTTGTGCCTATAGACCATGTATTTTCTAAATAATTAAATAATACATATTTATCTATTTCCATGCTTGTGCCTGACGGATAGAACCAAATAACCTCATTAACTCCTTCATTTGCACCAGCAAATACTTTATAAGCTTGATCTTGGTTTAAATCTGATAATACATAATCTAGTACAGTACATGGCAATCTTTGTGATGTTCCTGAGTAAACATGAAAGCCACTACGATCCATAAAGTAAACTCTACCATTTGCGTTAGTTGCAGCGTTTGGAGATATTAAACTTGGACCTTCAGCAACTTCTGTAAAACTAAATATAAAAGGTTCTCCAACAAAACGCATAGACATAATACCTGCATCTGTCCATATAAGTATTTCTTGTCTAGTTCTTAAAGCTCCTACAATTGTAGAACCTTGTGATAATTGCACACCACCTGCTTGATTTGTAGCTGTTGGTGTCCAATCTACTGCACTTTCTCTATCTGAAAATCTAACTAGTAAAGGATCAATTGCAGAACTGCCTATAGGATTAGAACCAAAAGCTATAACATGTTTATCTACATCTGATGTCATTACCTGTAAACAAGCTGTAGGAACATCGCTAGCACCTGATTCTGAAGATAAAGCTACTGCTCTTGTAGTTAAACCATCTGTTTTATCCCAAAAAAATAAACCACCTGCCCTAGGAGCAACTATAGTATCGTCACCAAAATTATCTATTGACCATAGTCTTAGTTGGTTTACTGATGTTAAATCACCTGCTGAACCAAATGTTCCAGCTCCCCATGTATTTATACCCCAACCTGTACCTCTTACATAAACATCAAGACCTGAATTAATTTGATATGCACCATCTATTCCAGAACCACCATTACCACTATCACTACTATTTGCTGTTACTGTTGCTCCTGTAGTATCTTTAGCTGTTATTGTATAAGTATTAATTCCAGTCACTAAATCTATTTGATATTCTTGATTTAAGACTTCTGCTGTTACAAGACCTCCTAATGACACAGCACCTGATATGGTAACAAAATCACCTGTAACTGCTCCGTGACTAGAATCAGTAGCTGTAATTGTTGAAGAACCATCAGTTGCAGCAAAAGTAATACCATTAGTTGTTGTTGCTCTTATAGGTGTTATATCGTAATAAACATCACCATTTAAGTTATATAACTTTTGGTGTGTGCCTACTATTACATAGCTTTCTCCGCTTGTTGCTTTATAAGGAAGAAGTTTTCTACAAGTGCCTATAAAAGATGAATTAGTAAACTTAGACCATCCACCTATTCTTTCAGGTCTACCTTTACGAAATCTAACTTTATCAGCATCAAACCAACCACCCTCATTAGAGTAGTTAGTTCCTTCTTTATCTATTCCTGGTTTGAAAACATATTTAGCTAAAGGCATTCTAGACCTCAATCCATTCCTTACCTTCAAAAAGCAATGCTTCTGCTTCTCTTCGTCTAATTAATCCTTGCAATGTTTCTCCTCCAGCTTTGTTCCATCTTTTAATTTGTGATGGTGTTGTGTGATAATCACCTGCGTTAAGTAATTTTAGTAATGTTGACTTACCAAGATTGGTCGGTCCTAAGTTATAAACCCAACAAACTAAAGCATCAAACTGATTTTGATTTAAAGGCACTTTAACCATATCATTTATGTAACCTTCATATTCAGGCATTTCTTCTTGTAATAGATGCTCTGCTTCATCTTGGTTTATTTTATCGCCTTCTTTAACATCTTTAGTATGCCCGTAGCCAATTGTTAAAACATTTACTGAGTCTCTATAAGCTTCAAGTTCACAACCTTCAAACTTTTTAATTAAAGCAATTCCTTCTTGTGATATGTTCATATTACTCCCCTGTATCAGGTTTATTTGTAGTAACCTTTTTATAATAGACAACAACTTGTTTAAGTTCATTTATATATCTTTTTAACTCCTGCATATTGTATGACATGATTTCATAATCAGGTACAGACATAGCAAAAAAAACTATTTGTCCATGTTCTTTTTCTACTCTTGATAGAAACTCATCTACATTTTTATCAGAAACTACATACCAATATGGCTCTTTTAAATCAATCTGCCTAGGCATAACAGGTTGTACTATTTGCCTTTCTAAAGGCTTAGTTGTTATTTGTACGTTTTGTTTACTTGGAAACAGACTGCAACTGTAGACCATCATCAAGATCATCAATGCTGCGACTGTCTTCTTCAATACTATCAAATACATTCTTCGTTCCTTTATTTACCCTTGGTTCTAGCAAAGATGGTTTAGCTGCTGCAAGTTTTGTTAAATCATGTCTTTTAAATATATCTAAGTATCTAGACATTTCTAACTGTATAGATTGATTTTTGCTTTGTATTTCCAATAAGCCTTCTGTTTGCAATTTAAAATCACTTTGCAAAGATTCAATAGCAGCTTTCTGTTCTTGATCTCTTAATTCAAATGCTTGATTTAAAGCAGATAATCTTGAATTTTCATTCCAAAGAAAATATCCAATTATTGTCATAACTGCAATGATACCTATTAAAACTTTACTCATATCTTATGCCCATGTATAAACCTGTAGTGGTTTAGCTTTACCTTTAACTTCTATAGGTTCTAATAATTGTAGCTTAAAATCACTATATTTGGCAGTTTCTTCGCCTATCAAGACTCCTACTCCAGCAACCTTAGTGCTTGATTCTAATCTAGCAGCTACATTACAAGGATCACCAATAAGACTAAAAGCAAACCTATCTGTTGCACCAAAGTTACCAGCTATACAAACTCCTGAATTTACACCTATTCCTATAGCAACTTTAGGTATATCTTCTTCTGCAAATTTAATGTTTAACTGGTCAATATTCTTTTCTATTTCTTT